AAACTTTATTAGAATTAGATAACTATATAGATTGCGAAAGTATTTTTGATATGGGTAATCTTGAGAACAATTATAATGAAGAAAATAATATAATAGACTTTATATATAATAAAAACAACATAGATGTACAAATTGAAATGGAAGTATTAAACAAAGATGTGTTGTTATCTATAATAAAAGAAGTTAATAAAAAATATAATATTGAAGATATAAAAGTAAAAGTAATAAATGTTAGTATTTATTAAAAAGGGGATTTTAAAATGGGTTATAGAAGTGATATAAGAGTTATGTTTAAAAAAGCGGGCTATGAAAAATTTAAAGAGTTATATAATAAAAGTGATGAGTTTAAATTAGAGAAACAAGTTGACGAAGTTATAAAAAAAAATAACAATGTTTTATTAAAAATAAATGATGTAAAATGGTATGATACTTACGAAGAAGTAGAGCATTTTAATGAAAAACTTGAAGAAATTACAGAGTTTGGTTTTAGTTATAGATTTGTTAGAATTGGGGAAGATAACAGAGATATAGAAGAATTAGAACATATTGCAAATAATGAATGCAATGACTTACCTTATATATCTATTGTAACACAATTCGAGGATGATTATATTTTAGAAAACATGGAGTATTAATATGTTTAATTTAAAATTAAAAGACTTAACAACAAATAAAGTATTTATAAAAACATTTTTAAGTCCTTATTTGCTAGAGCAATACAAAAAAAACTAAAACACAGTAAAAAACTTATTGTTCTAGCAAGTGACTATTAACAAAAGAGAGGGGTTTACATAATATGAACGAAACACTAGATAATTTAATAATAGATTTAGATTTAAAAACAAAACAATTAAAACAATTATTTGAAGAAAATTTAAAAATATTAAGTGATTGTGATAAAAAAGAAGAAGATTTAAAACATACAATTGAATTTAAAACTTTAAAATCTTATCAAAGATGTAATATAATAACAGAATATAAAAAGATAAGAATAGAAAGAAGAAATGCAAAAGATAATTTAGATAAAATTGAAGTAGTAACAAATAATATAAACAGAGCATGTAAAAGTTTAAGTGAAAATGATAGAATAACAAATAAAGTAAAAATATTCGAAGATAAAATATCAAATAGAATTTATAATAACAGAATTTACACAGAATTTGACATAAATAAAATTTTAAATTAAGGGAGCAACAAATATGATAAAAATAGATAACAATACAATTGCTAATTATATAATACAAAACAAAACAACTGTTCGTGAATGTGGCTTACATTTTGGAGTGTCTAAAAGTACGATACATCAAAGAATACAAAAACTACCAACTAATAAAAAGAATGAAGTACAAGAAATATTAGACAATAATTTTAAAGAAAAATCAAGTCGTGGAGGTATAAGTTTACATAATAAATATAAAGAATTATTAAAGGGGGATTTAAAATGAATGAGTTAAAAGAAAATTATTTTGTAGTAGACATAGAAGAATTAGATGAATTAGAATTTGGGGAAGAGTTAACATCTATTTTAGATAAATTAGAATTTGGGGAAGAGTTAACATCTATTTTAGATATATTTGACTTTGAATGGAGAAACGAGGCACTAGACGGGGACGAAGTAGATATATTAGTAGAACATTTAAGAAATCAATTAAATTTAATTAATGGTAATATTACACGTAAGGAATATGAAGAATTAGAGATGTAAATTTAGGAGGTTTTGAAATGCAAAATATTGATAATCTAATAAAACAAATACAAGACAATAAAAAGACAATAAATAAGCAACTTAGTAATAATAAGCAATTAGTTATAAAACAAGTCAAAAACGATTACAAACTAATTATACAAGGACAAAATAACATAGACACTTTTAGAGATTAGCATTTTGCTAATTTCTTTTATATATTTAATAAAAAGTGTTGACAAATGTTTAATAATATGTTATAATGTAAACATAGAAAGGGTTAAGGTGTAAAGTATGAGCGAAGATAAAAGATTTTATGTAAGAATATGCACATGTGATTTAACAAATAAATTTATGATACTAGATAACGACGACAATTGCTATGATGTTTATTTATTAAATATTCCTGTTAAATTAAAAGAAGTAAGGGAAATAATAGAAAGTGTTAAAATGGTATTAAAAGGAACATGGACATTACAAGACATAGAAAAAATATTAAAGCAAGAACTAGACGTTAAAGAAGTAATTAATTTTGATTATGGAATAGATAACGTTATAGACGTAAATAGTTGGGAGGTTTAAACTATTTACAAGATGTTTGCAATTTAATATAATAATACAATGGTATTGTACCAAATCAAATAATCACAGTGATTATATAGAAATATATAGTCACTTTTTTGTCGTGTTCTAGTAATGTTATGTAAACTTATGTTTAAATGAGCAAAATAACCTGTTTAAGACAGTTTGTATTATTTGAATATAATCTTGCATATACATAAATTAAAAGGCTTAAATAGTAAATATGAGCGTCTTAAGATATGTATATATAAAGAATACTTTAACATTAACAAATTATATATAATACAACGAACGAGAATGCCTTTTAAATAGATTTATTATATATTTAATATAAGTTTATAGGTAATATATAAAGATTGATTATTTAGTGTAATATGCTCATTTGAGAGTGTATTGTAAGCACAATGCCCAAATAGCAAAACATAAATATATAGATTTAACAATATTCGTGCCGATTATGTGTATGGAATGCCAAATATTCGTACGAATTATGTGATATTATATATTTTAAAGGAATTATATTACATAAATAAATATATAATAATAAACAAGTGTTTAGTTTACATAATAAGAATAATTAAAATAGAGGGTAACTAGGAATTTCGAGGTAACTGGCAAATAAAAAATCACCCGGGCTTTTTATAAATTAGAAAATAATTAAAATAAATTAATAAAAAACTTGACAAATGAATTAAAGTATGTTATAATGGATATATAAGATTTGAAAGGAGAGATTTAATATGAGTTTTGGAGAATTACCTTGGTGTAAAGAGATTTGGGAAGAGATTATAGATGAAGATAAAGAAGACACATATAAAGAAGAAAATAAAAAAGCAATTGAATTAAAAACTGATTTAGCTGTTGAAACAAAATTACATAAAATATGGTTAAAAGAGAGTAGAAAAAAAGATAATAAAATAGAAAGTGTAAAAAAAGAATTAATTAAGTTAAGAGGTAGTATAGATAAAATATTAAGAAGCTTAGAATAAGGAGATTTATTATGAGATATTATAATCATAAAGAACATGGAATAAATAATAATATAGGGAAAATATTTAAATGTGAATGTGACAATTGTAAGAAAGAAATATATGACTTAGATTGGTATTATGATGTATGGATGGAAAACGCTTATGCGGAACCAATAGATGATTTTGATGCTTGTTCAGATAAATGTCTATTTAAATTATTAGAAGATAAAAAGAAGTATTTTAAAGTAGAACATGATTTTGATGAAGAATGGGATTGTACACTTTGCAATTCGGTTAAAATCAGTTGGGAAAAATTAGAATTTGATATATTTAATAAAGAAGAATGATTTTAGTGAAAATAAAAGTAATATTATAGATTGAGATTTGATTTTGATATATAATGAAAATAAGTTGAAAATTAGGGGGTATTAAGATGATTTATAAAGAAATACATAAAAATATATTTGAATTAGATAAAGGACAATATTACTTTGCACATTGTATATCAACTGATTGTAATATGCGGAAAGGGTATAGCTTGGGATTTTAATAAGAAGTTTCATTTGAAAAGTGAATTATTGTCAAGGAGTGTAATATTTAGAACTCCAGGAAGTGTAATATTATATCATGGTATATTTAATTTGTTTACAAAAAGAGTATATTCTGGGAAACCCATGTATATAGTTTTAAGAGAATGTTTAAGAGAAATGGCTTGCCAATGCAACGTGTGGAATATTAGATATTTAGCAATGCCTAAAATAGGCTGTGGGTTAGATGGATTATCTTGGGGTAGAGTAAGAGAAATGATAAAAGAAGAATTTGAACATTTAGATATAGAAATAGTAGTTTGTATTTTATAAAGGAGATTAATTATGGAAAATATAAAACAAATATATAATAGTAAAAATATAGGATATAGATGTGAAATTACTAAACATAAAGATAAATCAGGAGAAATATATCATGCATGCTCAATGTGTGAAAGCATATTAAATATAATACCAAGTCAATTTAAATGGAATTACTGTCCATATTGTGGAAGTTATATTAAATATGTAAAGGAGGAATAATTATGAAAAAAAATGATGATTTAGGAATAAGAATGAAAACTTACGAAAAAGTAAATAAAAACTTCTTAATAAGAAGAACACCAGTAATTATAAGAATTGACCGGAAAGGCATTCCACACTTTTACAAAAGGTTTTAATAAACCATTTGATGATATACTTACACAAACAATGAATCAAACAGCACAATACCTATGTCAAAATATACAAGGTTGTAAATTAGCTTATACCCAATCTGATGAAATAAGTTTATTATTAACTGATTATGAAAAAATAACTACAAGTGCTTGGTTTGATAATAATATTCAAAAGATGGTTTCAATAAGTGCTAGTATGACAACAATGATATTTAATAAAATATTTTCTGAAACAGTTTTAAAATATGAAAACTTCATAGATGATGAAATAGATTTATATGTATCAAAATTTAATACTGCAATGTTTGATAGTAGAGTATTTACATTACCTAAAGAAGAAGTTTGTAATTACTTTATTTGGAGACAACAAGATGCTACTAAAAATTCAATTCAAATGTTTGGTAGGAGTGAATTCAGTCACAAAGAATTACAAAATAAAAATTGCAATGAAATACAGGATATGTTATTTGTAGAAAAAGGTTTAAACTGGAACAATGCTCCGGTATATCAAAAACGTGGAACTTGTATTATAAAAGAAAAATATGTGTTAAAAGGTGGTTTTGAAAACCAAATAATTACAGAAAGACCAAGATGGGTTATTGATTTAGAAATACCAATATTTACACAAAATAGAGAATATATAGAAAGTTTATTATAGAAGGAGGGAATTAATAATGAGTGAAGAACAATTAAAAAGAGATTTAGAAAAAATAGAAAAACATTTTAAAGAAACGCCAGATATAATAATTTCAATAGGTATGGAAGAATGTGGTTTAATTTCTAATTTTAGCAAAAATGGATTATTAAAAACATTAAACGAGAGAAATAAATTTATAAGAAAAATAGCTGAGATAGTACCAAAAGAAAAAATGGATGAGATTTATACAGAAATATTAAAAGATATAAAGTTTACAGAAGAAGATTATACAAGAGAATCAAAAAGAATAGACTGCGAAACACCATGTGAACATTTAGATATGGGTGAATACATGGGTTCAATATCATTTTGCAATAAATACTTAAGAGGAGAAGAAGATAAGTGTCCAAATAGAACATATTTGAGATAGATAAGGAGGAAATATAATGGATGATAAATTAGAATTAGAACAAGAATTAATAGATATAGAATTAAAAATAGAAGATTATGAAGGACAAATTTACAGTTTAGATATTAGTCTAAATAGTTTATATGAGCAAAGAGATGAAATAATAGAAAAAATTAGGAATTGAGGAGGAATAGTTATGATAAGTAAAGAAAAGTTTGTTAAAATAATAAATAGATTAAAAGAAACAAATGAAATGCAAGATAAAATAAACGATTTATATAGAAACACAGAAGATGCTAGAATGTCAGACTTTAATAATGTTAGTCATGTTGGTGTATATTTTGAAGATATAGTGGTTGATTTATTACAGGATATATTCCAAGATAGAGAAAATTCTTGGTTATGTTACTGGTTATATGATTTATGGTATGGAACAGAATACACAGAAGGATGTGTAAAAGAAGATGGAGAGAGTATTGATATATCAACTCCAGAGAAATTATATGATTTTCTAATACAGGAAATGAAGGGGGAATAGATTATGAAGATAAAAATATTTAAAGAAATGCAAAACTTGGGCACATTAGAAGATAAAGTAAATGAGTTCTTAGAAGAATTTGAAAACGAAGAAGAAATAATAGACGTCCGTTATATTTGCAATGATTATTCTTGCTCTTGTATGGTTATATATAGCGAATACGAAATGTAAAGGAGGCAAATATGAGTAAAAAAGAAAATAAAATGTATAATATTACATTAAAACAATTTTTATTAACATATAATTTTAGAGAATACATAGATAACATTCATCTTAGTGAAAATGAAAAGATGGATACATCACATATTAGAATATATTTACCAAGTGGTAATGAATTTTTTGAGTATGGTATGTATGGGTTTGATAATTCTTATCTTATGTTAAAAAGAATAAATGAGATATTTAATCCTAAAATATTAAATAGTTATATGTATTCTATGAGAGTACTTGATAATAGCATATTAGCTATTTATTTAAGCGATGAGGCAAAAGAAATAGAGGTATAATTTATGAGAAAGTTTATAAATAATATATTTAAAATTATTGGAACAATAACAATAATACTTATAATATTTAAGTTGTTAAATTTAATAACTTTGAATTGGATTTTAGTATTTGCATTATGGTATCCAATATTAATTATATATTTGTCGGCTTACCTAATAAATTTAGAAATGAAATTAATAGAATATATAATAGAAAAGAGGAAAGAATAATGGGAAGATTAGTAATGTTAATTGGGATACCTGCATCTGGAAAGAGCACTTATGCAGATAAATTAGAAAAGAATTTAGGTTATATAATACATTCAAGTGATAAACTTAGACAAGAATTATATAATAATATAGATACACAAGATAAGAATCAAGAGTTATTTGAAGAATTACATAAAAGAATAAAAAGAGATTTAAATAATGGTTTAAATGTGGCTTATGACGCTTGTAGTATTAATTTTAAGAAACGTATAGAGTTTTTAAAATCAATTAAACATATAAAAGACATAGAAACTATAGCAATTTTATTTGCTACACCTTATGAGCAATGTCTTGAACAAAATAAGAAAAGAGATAGAATTATTCCAGAATATGTTATAGAAAGAATGTATAGACACTTTAATGTGCCTATGTATTGTGAAGGTTGGGATAAAATAGAGGTCGTATATGGAGACACAAGTAAATATACAAGAGAATATATGTTAGAAACACTTGATTTTGACCAAGAGAATCCAAATCATACCTTGACAGCAAAAGAACATTGTATGCAAACATGTCATGAATTATGGGATTTAACAGAAAATAATAATTTATTATTAGCTGGAGTTATGCATGATATTGGGAAAAGATTTACAAAGACTTTTGTTAATAAAAAGGGTGAAACAACTGACAATGCACATTATTATGACCATGAATATGTTGGAGCGTATGAAAGTTTAATGTATACACATAATGACAGTATGTTAACTGTTGATGATTGTTTAGAAATAGCTAAGTATATACAATTTCATATGTTACATTATCATGACTTAAATGATAAATCTGTTATGAAATATAGAAAGTTACTAGGAGCAGAATTTATGGATAATTTAACAAAATTAAACATTGCTGATAAAAAAGCACATTAATGCTTGACAAATCGATAATTATGTGTTATAATAGATATTATAATAAGGAGGTCAAAAGAAATGTTAATAAAAAGAGATATAGACGAGTTTCAAAAAGTAAAACAGTTAAATAAATACATGATAGGACATAAAGGGTTTATAGCAGGAGGTTGTTTTAAAAATATATTTAAGAATGAAAAAATTAGAGATATAGATATGTTTTTTGAAAATGAAAAGGATTTTAATGAAGCATTAAATTATTTTGAGAACGATATTAATACTTTAGGAGAGAAGAGATATTTTGTTCATTATGAAAATCCAAAAGTAGTAGCTTATAAAGAAAGTGAGACAGGAATAGTGGTTGAATTAATAAGACATGTTTATGGAACTCCAGAAGAAATACTTAATTCATTTGACTTTACAATTGTTAAATTTGCCTATTATAAAGAAATAATAAGTACAGAAATAGATGGTTCGGATTTATTTATAGCATTTGATGTTCCACCTTCAGAAGAAACTGAAACTAAAATAGAATATAAATGCTTAGTAAATGATATGTTTTTTGAACATTTATTACAAAATAGATTAGTTATAGATGATAGAATAGATTTACCTTATTCTACATTTGAACGTATGCTAAAATATGCTAAATATGGATATTTTCCTTGTAAAGATACGAAATTATATATATTACAAGAGATTAAAGATAATGAAAATGATGTGTATGTAGGCAATAGTTTATATAATGGATTAGATTAAAAGAAGGAGGAATTAATATGAGTGTAGATTATTTTACTTGTCAAAGATGTAAAGAAAATTTTAATGATTGTGGAGATTATGTTAGTTGTGAGAATTGTGGAACATGTTGGTGTTGTGATGATTGCGCTGAATTAGATGGTTACAAGGCAGAATATGATGAAAATGATGAAGTAATAAAAGATAGTTGTAAATATTGCAGAAAAGAAGATTTCGAAGATAACGTCTTATTAAATAAAGCAATGGAATTATTAAACTGTGATAGAGAATATCTTATAAATAAATGTAAAGGGGAATAAATTATATGAATAAAGCAATATTAGAAGATGGAGAATATGTAATTAAACATAAAGGGAAAACATATAAAAAGGGAGATTTATTAAAATCTTATACAAATATAATAGATGAAGTAGATAGAGAATATAAAAAAGAAATATCTGGCAAAATATATTACATAACAGAAGATTTAGTAGGTCTTATTTATGATAATGGAATAATAGAATCTTTTCAAATACCAGAGCTATTTCATGTATTTAATGATATGAAAGAAGTTAAACAAATTGATTACAGTTTATATGCTCAAAATATTGTTAAAGAATGTATAGAAGATTTGAAAAATAAAAATAGAGGAATTGTTTTTAATAAAGAACAATTGGAAAATGTTATAAAAGAATGTAAAAACCCTTTAAATGTTAAATTAGACGATGGTATTTATACATTAGAATATAAGGAGGTTTAGATATGGAATTATTAAGTATATGGGTATGCTTCTTTCCTATATTCTCTATAATCTTATGTGGTATTTTAGGTACTATAATAAGTAATATAAAACAAAATGAATTTTTATTTATAGATTATTTTTTTGGTATTGGAATTATTATATGTATTCCAATTTGGATTATAGGAATTATATATGTATCAAGTTTAAATGATAAAAATATTACTTGGGAGAATACAGAAACATTAGAAATATATGCAATAAATGACACTTCTAATTTACAAGGAAAATTTTCTGGCGGAGCGTTAATGTCTAGGGGAATTATAAATGAAAATTGGCAATACGTTGCTTATATAAAAGATAATGATAAGATAACTTTAAAGCAATTTGATTGCAATACAAGTAATATTTATGAAAAAGAGAATATGCACACTATAAAAATTTACAGGCAAAAAATTAATAGTTATAATATATTATTTTTTAAAACAAAAGAATGGTATAATAATATATATTATTATGATATATATCTTCCTAAAGGTAGTATTATATCAGATTATAATTTAGATTTGCAAAAATAAAGGAGGTTTAAAATGAAAATAAAAGAAATGTTAAGACAATATAGAAGAGATTTTCATGCAATCTATGTTTGTGAAAATTGTAATGAAGAATATGAAATGTCAGGTTATGACGATAGAAACTTTCATGATAATGTAATTCCTAATATGAGATGTAATAACTGTGGAAAAAGTAGAAATAATTTAGGCATAGAAGGAGAATATACAGAAACAAGATATCCTGAAGGATTTCAAATATAAAGGAGTGGTTATATGAATTTATTAGAATCAAAATTAATATTAAAAAAAATATATGAAGATGTTGTAGAAATAAATTTCTTTGAAGAAGGATTAAATACACTTTTAGATACTATAAAATACTCATCAAATGACAAAGATTATATTGAAAAAGAATGTAATTTTAATACTTTTATACAAGCAAATAATTATAATTATTATAACTACGAAGATATAAATACGAAAATATATACAAAATAATAGAAAGAGGGTAAAGATATGAATAATAAAATATATTACATAGAGCTAATATCATTAAATAATGATTGCTTTAGAGTTTATAACTCAGATATAACTGAATTTAAAATAGAAACACATGAAATAGAGATAGAAGATATGTTTTACAAACAAGAAGTAATAAAAGAAATGTTATTGGTAATAAATGATTATGATGACATGAAAGATATAGATAATTGTGGTGAATTTGATGTAGATTCAAGTGATATCTGTGAAATAAGAATTGTTTATTTTAATGAAAAAGAAGTGTCTTATTTAGTATCTATGACACATGATGATTATAATAGGGGACAAATGAATAGATTAGATGGAAATAAGTTATTTATTAGTATTAGAGATGAAAGTGAAAATATATTAGAAGATTAATTATTTTCAACAAAACACTTGACAAATAACACTTTTTATGTTATAATATAATTATAGTAATTAAGGAGTGAGTATTATGAAAGAATTAGAAAGATTTTTAAAAGGTTTGATTAGTCCTAGAACAAGACAAGATTATGAAATAAATATTAATAAGTTTTTAGAATTCAAAAACATAAATAATATAGAAGAATTTAAGAACTTATCAATAGATGATGTTGAAGACTGGTCTTTATCTTTAAAAGAAAATGGAAATAGTCAAAATACAAGAAGAGTTAGATTAGCTGCTCTTGCATCATTTTGTGATTATCTTATCGAAAGAGATGTTATAACTAAAAATATAGCTAGACCATTAATTAAGAAACTTAAAATAGATACTAAACAACAAAGTTATTTAACTGCAGGAGAAGTTGTTAAAATGCTTAGTAAAGCAAGGAATAAACGTACTTATGCAATAATGATGGTTGCTGTAAATACAGGAATTCGTGTATCTGAGTTAATAAATCTAAAGCTAGAAGATTATAAAGTTGACAAATTAGAGATAGTTAATGGTAAAGGTGGAAAATCTAGAGTTGTTTATTTAAATGAAACTACTAAAAAAGCCTTAGATGATTATATTGCTATTAGAAAACAATCTAATTATAAAAACTTATTTATATCTGATAAATGCACTCCAATGCAAATAGGAGCTTTAAATGTTACTTTAAAAAATCTTGTATCTAGAGCTAATATAAATAAAAACATAAGTATGCATAGTCTTAGAAGAAGTTTAGCTACAGATTTATATGCTAATGGAGTAGATTTAATAGGAATATCTAATATATTAGGACATAGTGCTATTTCTAATACACAATTATATATTAAAAATCAAGGTGCTAAAACAGAACAACTTATGAAAAATCATAGTTATAATATTAAATAATAGAAAGAAGATGTAGACAATGAATAAAAAAAATGAATATTACCGTGATGAAAATGATAATATAAAATTTCATGAGCTTTGTGAAGATTGTGAAAATGAATGTAAACAAAGTTTTAAAACTATTATAGAATTTTGTCCTAAATTAAAAAAGAAAAACGATAATAAGAAAAGGAAATAGAGGTGAATTTATGATTTTAAAATGTATAAAACCAGGTTATGATTTTGCTAAAGACAAGATATACGAAGTAAAAAATGAAGAAATAATAGACGATATTGGTTATCATTTTAGTTTTTATGAGTTAGAAAGTTTTAATAATATTGCAAATTGGGAATTTGAAGAAGTAAAAGAATTTAAAGTTGAAGAAAAAGCTGAATGGATATATTCAGAACAAGAAAAGAAAGAAGGTAATTATATGAAAATATTAAATATTTATGAAAATAGAGAAAAAGATAGAATAAATAAAGAATATAATGACAACAGAGATAAAATAATAAAAGGCGATAAAAACTTAAAAGAATATTATAAAATAATAGAAAGTATAAAAAATTATAATAAAAAACTACAAGAATCAAATATAAATTATGGAGTGACAGTATATAGTATAAATACAAATGATTTTTTAACACAAAAGAGTAAAGATGAAATAGAAGCAGCAGAACAAACATTTAAAATTGAATTAGAAAGTATAAATAATATCATAGAAGAAGTAGAAGCACAGTTAGAAATATGTGAAACACAAGAAAGTAAAATATCAGTTTTGAAATCATATGGAATATTAAATGAAGAAGGTAGAATAAAAGGAGAATAACTATGGTTAAAATTAATGAAGAATATTTTATAGATGCTGATAAGTATAATATAATATTAGTTAAAAAATCACAAATAAAAGAAGAAAAAAGTAAAAACTTTGGCGAAGATAAATTTGAACCTATTGGCTATTACTCTAATATTCCAGATGCTTTAAAAAGTCTATTTAATAAGAAAATTAAACAAAAAATAGAAGAAAAGGATTTTAATTCTTATAATGAGTTTTTAAAAGATTTAAAAGATGTTGAAAAGAAGTTAAGTAAAGATATTACTGCTTTAGAATCAAATCTGAAAGCCTTAGATACCCCTATAATTGATTTGATTATGAAAAGCGATAAAGTACTAACTGATAAAAAGAAAGAGGTGAAATAACCATGAAATTTAGAGTAAGTAAAAATTGTGATTATGTACAAGGACATCTAAGATGTGGTCATGCTGAAACTATAGTAGAATGTGATTCAAGAGAAGAATTAGATGAAATAATATATGATAGAGAGTTTAAATATGAATTAGACGTTATAGTAGATGACTATGAAATAGACCATTATGAATTATCAGATGAAGATTATATTATAGAGGAGGTTAAGTAATATGCAATTAATACAAATATCAGGCAAGGCAGGTATGGGCAAAGATACATTTGCAAGAGAATTATATATGTCTTTACAATCAGAAGGTAAAAAGGTTTTAATATTACATTATGCAGATAGAATAAAAGAGATTGCCAGAATATGTTATGGTTGGAATGGTATTAAAGACGATGCTGGTAGAAAATTATTACAAGATTTAGGTAATAATGCTAGAAAAATTAGTGAAGATATATGGATTGAAGAGATTCACTTTATATTAAAACTAGTTGCCCAAAATTTTGATTATGTTATAATTCCTGATTGTAGATTTAAAAATGAAATTGAATACTGGAATAAAAATACTGATTATGAACAAAAAGTATTTAGAATAAATAGAGAAAATTTTGTAAGTACTTTAACAGAAGAAGCGCAAAAAGATGCTACTGAAACTGGATTAGATAAATATAAAAAAATGATTAATATTGATTTACCTGATGGTGAAGAAAAATTAAATGAATTTTGTAAAGAATTCATAAAAGAATATAAATTTGTCTAAAACACTTGACATTTTGCTACAAATATGATATAATATATATAAGACATTTTTATGTTAATAAACAATATTGGTAATAATAAGTGATAGATTAATGTATTATTATTAAGGAGTGATTATTATGAGAGATGAATTATTATTTTTAAATTTATTAGATTTTGATAGAAGATTTTACAATTTCAGAAGACCTGAGAAAGATATGACACCATATACTATTATAAACAAGGATGAGAAAACTATTATTATACATAATGTAGTTGGTATCAATAAAGAAGATTTAAAGGTTGTTATGAAATTAGAAAATTCAAATAAAATGCTAGATATATCTGGAGAAACAAAAGATGAGATAACAGGACAAATGTATTCTATTAATTCTCGTTTTAAAGTTAATCAAAATACAGATGTAGAAAGTATAGACAGTGAAATGAAAAATGGGTTATTATATATAACTATAGAATATAAGAAACCTGTAGAAAAAACTATAAAAGTTAAGTAAAATAAAAAATCTATCACTTATTTTACATATAAACAAAGTAAATACAGGGATAAATAATATTATAGAATTAATTTGTTTATCCCTGATTACATAAATTATTGAAAGGGGAAAAGAAAAATGGAAACAATAAAAAGTATGCAAGAAAGATTAAAATTTTATGAAGAACAATTAAAAAAAATACAAGAGGATTTATTAAAAGATGAAACATTTTTAGATACACCTAGATATACTAATTTCATGGGTATTGCAACTAATCTTATTAATCTAATAAATCAATTAAAATCAATGATTAAATCAAGAGAAGAAGCTGAAGCAATGGCTCAAGAACAAGCAGAATAATAAGGAGGATTTAAATGAATACATTTACATTTACAGGAAAAATAGCAAAACCAAAAGAAAACCTTATAAAAGTAGGGAAAAATGATTTTAAAAGTTTAAATTTTATGATTAAATCTGATGACGGTATGAATACCGCATTTATGCGTTTGTCAAGATTAGGTCTTAAACCAGGTGAAAAATTCATTAAAGTATTTGATAAAGATAGAAATAACAAAGCTGGTCTTGAAATACCTTTTGCAGACAGACATGATAAAAAAACATTATCTTTAATATCTAATATATCTAAATACAGAACAAATGTAGGTAGTGATGGTGAAATACTTGAGTTCTTAACAAGAGCTGATTTATTTGATTATATTGCCCCTATAATTGAAGCTACAGATGATTTAAGAGTTCAAGTAACAGGCGAAGTTAAAATAACAGAATATAATGGTAATTTTTATTATAACTTTGAAGTAAAAAATATATGGATGAATGAAAAAGATAAATCTTCTTTTATTCTTGATATGGAATTATTCTATGATAAGAATAGTATTGATTTAACAGATAAAAACAATGTTGTTTTAATTAATGCTTACGTTGAAGAATATATTTCTGCTGTTTCTGAAAAAAGATTTTTACCTATGTTAGTAGAATTTAATACAAGTAAATTAGACATGACAAATAAAAAACATAAAATGTTATTTGATTCTAATGTATCTGACTTTACTGTTAAAAGTAATGATGTTATGAAAATGAAATGGAAACTTAAATATATACGCGGAGCAGAAAAAAAAGAAGCTACATTTGAAGATTTAGGCACAAGACAACAAAACGAAATTCTTATGGGTAGAAAAACTTTAGCAGATTATTCTAGTGATATAATTGGAGAATCTAAACAAGCTATTAGATTATTAGAACCAGTTTTATACGGTGCTTATGCAGATGGTAGAGTTGAAAGTGGATTTACTACTAAAGATTTTGAAGAAAAAATATATCAACCATTAGTTGAAACAAAAACTACTAAAAAAACAATAGACCAAATTGCTAAAGAAAAAATAGTAGAAGATGATAATATTTTCAATGATGACGATGATATGGATGATTTAATAGGTTAATTAAGAGGAGAGAAATCTCCTTTTATATGACTAAAATCCAAGGAGGATTATATGGTAAAATACAATAAAAATTTTGATGAAAATGAAGGTTTGTTAAGATTTAGGAATGAACAGTTTCCTTATTATTTTAAAATAAGAGAAGTTATAAAGTATTTAATGGAAGAAAAATATAAAACAATGAAAGATACAATGGAACTTAAATGGTATGATGTTGAAGAAGATGTTAAATTACCATTAAATATTTATACTTATGATTCAAATATAGATAAAATAAGTGATTTTGATTTAGAAATATTAAAAACTTTAAATTTTGGTCAACTTAGAATTACAGATATAAATAAAGAAAAAAATGAACATAGTACAGTTAAAGATATAAATGAGAAAGAAGGTAATTAAATGCAATATATATTAAACGAGAATGAATATAAAAAAAGTATTTACAATGAGAATGCAGTAAAATGTTTAAAAGATATTATATTTAATAAATATAAAACTTTAGAAATCATAAAATATAGTCAAAATAATACTCTTATCCAATATGCTTATGATTCTAGTATTGATAAAATAAATGATTTTGATTTGGAATTGTTAAGAGCTTTTAATGAAACTAGAAATTCTGGTTTTTTTAGTTTGGTAGATAAAAATAAATTGGAGGATTAACATGACATATACATTGAGTGAAGAAGAATATAAAGAATTACTAAATAATGGAAATAGTATGTATGATTTATATGAAGCAACACATGAATACAATAAAGAAATAATAAAAAATCTACAACAAAAAGATTTTGTTAAAAAAATTAAAGAAGATAAAATTATAAGTATAAAATTTAAAGATTCTTCTATTTCCTATTACGTTAAGAAAAATAATAATTTAACAGAAATAGAAAAAACAATACTTTTTTTATTAGAAAATATAAATAGAGTAAAAGAAGTAAAAATAGATTTTATAGAACTTGATTAAATGAGAAAGAAGGTAATTAAATGGCTTTAGGTAAAACGCACGTTGTAAAAGTATGTTTAGAAAATTATGTACATTTAATAATAGGTAATAGAAAAATAGGTAAAACTACTTTAGTTGCTGATATAGCAGAAGAATATTATGGTGGTTTAGATAAACTGCTTTCTATTCAAATTGGTAATGAAGATGGATATAGTGCTATAGATGGTTTAGTTTATGAAAATCCTAGGAACTGGGTTGAATTTGTAGAAATAATCGATGAACTTATACAAAATGCAGATGATAATGATTTTAAAATGATTTCTATAGATACTTGTGACCAATTAATAGAAATAGCTGAAAAAGAAACTATAAGACTTTCTAGAGTAGAAACTGGAAAAGTTTGTAAGTCTATCAATGACTGTTTTGGCGGTTACGGTAAACGGAAGAGAAAGATTATCAAGAATAATCAATGAACAATTAGCAAGATTAAAAAATACAAAATATGGAGTTTTTATAATAGGACATAATAAAATAAAATCAGTCAAAGAAAAAAATGGTGATGAATACAGTATATTAACATCTAATTTAACAGCTGATTATTTTAATACATTCGCATATGTTTCTGATATAATATGTAATATTACTACTGAAAAAGAAATAGATAACGGAACATTACAAGATATTAAAAGATATATGTATTTTAAAAGCGATGGTATGGTTGATGCTGGTTCAAGATTCCCATCTTTACCAAATAGAATAGAGTTTGGTGCTAAAAACTATATAAATGCAGTATTAGAAGGTATTAAAAATTCTAAAAATAAAGAAATGACTGAAAAAGAGTTTGAAAAACAAATAAAAGTAGATAGAAAAGAAAAAGAAGATAATGCAAAGAAATTTGCAGAAGCTGAAAACAAACAAGATGATGATGAATTAATTAAATTATGTATAGAAACTATAAAAGCTGGAGACGCTAATATTAAATCAATTACAAAAGACTTTATAGTTAAATATGGATATGCAAATATTAAAGAATTAGAATCTGGCAACAATAAAGAACACATAAAAGAATTAGCAGTTATATTAGATATAATAAAAGAATAATATATAATGGGGAAGAAATTCCCCTTATAAACTTAAGGAGGGTTATTTATGGAAGAGAATAAAGAAATTATAATAAATGTATCAAGACTTGATGAAAACCAAACAGGAGTAAGTATATTAAAAGAAGTATATAATTATGAAGTAATTAGTGCGATAATATTATTAATTGATAGAGTATTTAGAAATTCTAAAGAAGAATTTCTAACAAGTGAAGATGTAGATAATAAATTCGAAGAATTAAAAAAAGAATATAAACAAAGATTTTCAATTGGAGATGATAATATTGGAGAAGAAAATAACCAAGAAGACTAATTCTAAATTATCAAAAGAAGAATCAAATGCTAGAAAAGAAATAATAGACAGAATGCTAGTTATAATGGATTTTAAGCCAGATGCTAAATTTCCTACATCTTTTACAAAAAAACTAACAGAGTTAAAACAAAGTTATACTTATGTTGAAATTAATTATACCATATTGAAGCTACATGATAATTTATTATGGGCTGTTAATAATAAAGAATTCAAAACAGATTATAATAAAATAACTTATTTAATGGCTATTATTCAAAATAATATAAATAAATATTATAAAGAATTAAAAGAAATTAATAAGACTCAAGAGATAAAAGAGAATAATATATTAGATACAGAATTAAGTATAATAAACACAGAGAGAGTTATAAAACAACCTAAAAGAATGGATATGAGTGAGTTTTTGGATTAACTCATATCTTGCATACGAGAGAATGATGGAAATTAGACATATGGTTGCGTAAACCTGATACATATGGAGTATCGTGCGAGTTAAAGTCTCGCTTCTCTCACAATAAAATAATTTTAAAGAGGTGATTATATAATGAATTTAAAAAAAATAATATCTTTTAGTTTAATTTTATTATGTATTATTTATATTATATATTTACAATTTTCAAATATTGATATGACAGACACAAGGCTTTTTGTTGAGCATTGGAAAGAATATTTAATTATTAGTTTGATTATAATGATTAATACAATAATATTTAATAAAGAATAATTAAAGGAGGTTTATATGACTAAAAAAAAAGAAATGCCAATTGAATTAAGATTTAACCGAGAATCAATAGAAGGTAATTTTGTAATGTCTCTTTGGAAGAATCCTCTAGAGT